TGTAAAGTTCCATTCAGGGTTAGCAAGGATAGCCTTTGCATCGCCTTTAGAGTAGTTCTTTTTAACCCAATCTTTAGTTACTTTTGCAAAGTCTTTACGATCAACTTCCATATGAAAGTAAGACTGACATGCGGTCCATGTTTCCATTGGGACACCAGCAAGACCTGTACGAGCTCTTGCACGAACGGTTTTCTTTTTAGTTCTTTTTGGTATAGCCATTATATAACCTCCTCAATAGTAATTTTATATTTCTTAGAATTCATATCAGTCATTTCAATAGTCTTTTTAGTTGATTGAAAGTAACCTTTAGTTGGATGTAGATCCATTTCAATAGGACCAATCAACCCAATGATACCTTGCTCATCATATGCTAATAGAGATTTTCTAACTGTATCAGCAATTTTATCACAATATGCTAACATTATACAGCCTCCCTAATTTGTTTAAGTTCTCTTACCATTTTAAGCTGAGCTTCTAGTCTTTTAAGAACTTTAGGAGTTGCAACCTGTGGGTTATCAATTTCCTGTTGGATGAAATGTGGAAGAACTCTAAGCATTCTATCGATATTTGATGGATTGCCAATTAAGTTCTTTTTAAGTTGGTTTGTACTAATCATAAAATTTCCTTCCTTTTATCATTTTATAAGTATATTATATCTCAGTTTACACTGAATGTAAAGGAAAAAGTGCACAAAAATAACTAATGAAAACAATGGCATGTGAAAAAAGTTGAAAAAAGTTCAGCCTAATGGCTGAACTTCAATACGTTTTCTACCTTAAAAGACCGCCATTCAGATTTCTCTGTATCAAGACAGCGAATAACTTGAAGAGTAGCATCAACACCATTGGTGTCATCTTTGGGCATCTTATCAGCAGGAATTAGATCCTCTTTCAAAGTTGCTTGCATCAATCGCTCTTCACCATTGACTTTGATAAATTTAACTTGACATACACCATTACGTAGCATGTCAACCATTTCACTTCGTGTATATGCTTCACTCATATTATAGGTACTCCACAGATGTTGATTTAGTTGGATTATGACGTGTGCCACAATCTGGAAAATGTACATGAGTTGTAGTTTCAATTCGAATTCTACGTTCTCCTGTACTGTCGTATTCTTCAAAGGACTTGATATTAACCTCCTTCAAAAGAATTTTTTGTTCAACGATTACATCGTCAAATAGGGCATATTGCTCGCTCATAGTTACCTCCTCATTTTAGCTAAGTCTTTTGGATCTTGTCCTTTCCCGACTGGGACAAGGTTTGATTTGTGCATAGTGGCAATTCCAATGATGTAGTCTCCGGAATAGACATTTGCTTGTTTTTTTGTCGGCACATATTCAATTGTGTCCGACGTCGAGATTGTTGGATATTTTGTTTCACGATATTGCGGCCGTTCCGGAACATATTCTTTGAACTCCTTCTTCTTAGCTTTTAATTGTGATGGGTGACAACCCTTATCCATAAGCCATTTGTCATGTTCTGCTTGAGCTTTTTCCCAGCCAGGCTTACGTTTGTTTTTACGTTTTTTTGTATTGAGGCTTGACATGCCTCTCACTAAATGCATAGTCATGTTATTGTCTCTCTTTATATTTTACAACCATCTTTTTCATCCACCCTTGGACTACTTTTTCTTCTTCTGTTAATTCAATCATATTGAAGTCTTCTACTATTCTAGAAAACAAATGATACTTAGCCCACTCAACACCATCTAATTCTTTTTTAGTTTTTGGTAAAGGTACACTATCATATTGATTTTCTAGTGTCATTCGCTTTTCTCCCAACGATAAAAAATATGGTTGCCAACTGTAATAGTTTTAGTCTTAGTAGCAGCCCAAGAAGGTGTGACATAATCTGCATGGTAATGAGTTGCACCATTAGTAAAGTCCCAACGTGAGCTAGCATGATATACTTTAAACGCAATCATACGAGCAATTTCAAAAACATCCTTGTCTGCTGCTGGTACCTTTTCAGCTTTACCATCACAGTACCAAGAGAATTGACAACGGTTTTTTACTGGGTAAGAAATACTGCGATTTTTCCAAGAAGGTCTTGTTGGTCCTTGGTGAACTACTTCACAAGCTGTATTAGGATAGCGTGGATCAGCAACTCTATTCATAGTAACAAGACCTACAGCAATCATACCTTTGGGATTTTGATTACGTGCTTCCCAATAGATATTATCAGCAATACATGTAATTTGTTTTTGATCAAATTGATCTGCATGCGAAGCTGCGCCAAAGGCTACAGCACCCGCAATAGTAAGACTAGCTAAGAGTTTCATACTAGTTCCAACCTTCATCAGACTCGTACGAAGTTTGATCGGCAAGACGATCACCATAATGTTCTTGAAGATATTGTGGTCCATCAGTCCATTGGTTGATATTGTCTTGGTCATTTGAAAAACCTTCTTTTTTAAGCTGACGCTCAAGGGCTTTTTCTTCCCTAATTATTTCAGCATCACGAGCAGCTTCAAGTTCACGTTTTTTACAAACCTGTTTGATAAGGTTATAACGTTTAGTGTATTGAAGATCAGTCATACCTGCGACTTTGGATTTTAAGATTTTCATATTTAGTCCTTCCTTTTCATTATAATATAGCTATTATATCTCAGTTTAAACCAAATGTAAAGGAAAAAGTGCACAAAAATTTCCTTTGAAAACAATGGCTTATCATTTTTTTTCAAAAAAGTTTATTTTATTTCTGTTTTTGCTGCCGTAAAAGCTCATCTCTTTCCTCAGAAAGCTCTTTTACTCGCTTTATTAAAGCATACTTTTCTTGAGTTAGCTCAGCAATTTCACGTTTAAACAATTCGACTTGACCAAATGTTTTTGCGTCCATTAAGACATTCTCCCTCTAAAAAATTCAAGTAGGTATTCTTCCCACTTTTTGTCTTTATCACTTTTTTCAGAAGTTTCTTTTTCCCACTCATGACCAAATTTTTCTTTCCATTCATCATATTCCATTTCTTTTTCTTCTTTTGTGGACACAAGTACTCCTATACTGCAAATGACTCACCACACCCACAGGATGCAGTAGCATTAGGGTTGATGACTTTGAGATATGATCCACCTAGTTCTGTAACATAATCTATTGTACATCCTAGAATAAACATCTCAGCTACTGGATCTATAATCAAATTACCTACCGTAGGTTTCTTATCTGACATAGCCCATTCGTATTGAAAACCAGAACAACCACCACCTTTAACAGATAACTCAACATTGGGTTGACCAACTTTTAGTAAATACTCTTTAGCATTATCTGTAAGTTTAACCATGTTCTGCCTTTCTAAGGTTAAGGTGTGGAGCTAACCGTGGGCTCCACGCGGGTATATTGAGGTACCAACCTTAGTTAATTAAGCAGAGCTCCCGTATAAATGAGAGGTGCATTTGCGTTCCTATCTAATGAGGGCGAACGGACCATTCCCACCTGCGTCTTAAATTTTACGTCGTTTACAGGCTTAACCGCGTTAACTTATCGCTCGACTTCTCCTTTATGAGGTACGTTCGGCATAATTGCCAGGCTTTCCCTCTGTTTGCCTATCTTGGCAGGAGATCAAGGAATTGAACCCTGTCCTAGTGGGTTGGAGCCACTTGTGCTACCGTAACACTTATCTCCTAATTGGTGCCCTCAGGGAGACTCGAACTCCCACGCTTTTAAAGCCACGGATTTTAAGTCCGTTATGTCTACCATTCCATCACAAGGGCTGTTTTCATTTTGTACATATATTATAACACAGTTTCTTGTGATTGTAAACCCCTAAAATAATTTTTTTTATTCGTGTTCTCCACCAACTCCACGTCCAAAACCACCAAAGAACTGTGGCTTACGTTTAGCCGTTTCAAATGTAGCTACAGTAATTACTATTGCTGCAATTAAGAATACGTGAGCTACTGCACTAATAGCAAAAACAGTCCAGCTACCAATCAACATAGCAAATGTGATACACCACATCCACGCTAAAACTTGCATAACCATATGCCTAACATTTGTATCTGGAATATGTTTCAGTGGATTACGTTCAGCATCCATAATACCATTCCAACTATCATATATAAATTCTCTCATATCAATCACCTTTTCAAAAGTTACATTTAACGGATAATGAGCATCAACTATATCTCTAAAATCAATAGCATCATAAAGATCAGTAAATGATCTAGTGACTTTGTTATCTCTAAAATATCCAGTTACTTTATACATTTATTCTACCTGCGGTATTCCTAGCCATGCGCTAAATCCAAACACTTCCATAAGCATAAAAGTAAACATCATTAAAACAATACTCCACATAATTAGTTTGCCATTAAAGTTTGATGCAGCTAATTTAATTGCAATAATTTCATTGCCAAAAAATCTTAGTAGTAATTCAAATTCATTATGATCTTCTCTTACTACAATGCCATTCTTTTTTTCTTCAGCCAATGTATCCTCCATGGCAAGTTAAAATGAGGGATTCTGTTTCCAAGCTCCCTCGGGCTCATTAGAACTACGCTGCTTGAGCGTATCCTACAGGTGCAAAATTATCGTTTGCGTTTAGTCTTTTTCTTGCGTTAACCCAGCTTGCGCGGGATAGCTCCACTTTCCTAATGACTACCAGTCGATCCTAGTTCGCCCCCATCATAACACCACGACTCTTATTTTACGACACCCGTGGCCGTGGTGTTATGGTGGAGGCGGCGGGTACTGCCCCCGCGTCCTGTCTAGCGTTTGAATTGCTTCATCACTACTACTTTATTTATACGTAATGGAATTCGTTAAAGCATTCCGCCACGTATGTTTTAGCTATATCAATATCAAAGTGAGTCTTAAGCTCTAGCAAATCAACAACTATTGTTTGAGCTTCAGATATGTTTTCTGATTCAGAGATAATGTTTTCCAAATCAGTAGACATTACTTGTTCTTCGATATCCATGATATAGTTTTTAATTTTTGACATTTGGTTTCCTTCCTTGTTTCATTTTATAGATCTATTATAACACACTTTTAAGCAAATGTAAAGGCCTAAAAGTTAAAATCATAGAATTTTCTTGGCTTATCTGCTAGCTGAAATCTAGATCCACCAGCGCTTTTCCAGCCTTTTTTACCTAGACGAATTCTGAAAACCGGATTGTCTTCATTTGAAGTAATGTTCCACTTCTGTTCGCTTTGGTTAGATGTATGGCCAAAGAATCCACCAGGATGAAAATCTCTTTTCCAAGGGAGAGCTTCTGTATCCATAGCACGAATTTCAATAGTTTTGTCAGAGATAACCTTTACAACTTCGTATGGTTCAACATCTGAGTAGCCTAGCATATTTGCGTATTTCATAGTATTTCCTTCCTTTTCCATTTTATAGATATATTATAACACACTTTTTAGCAAATGTAAAGGAAAAAGTGCACAAAAATAACTAATGAAAACAATGGTATGTAAAAAAAGTTTTAGTCCCATTCAGAATTGAATAGTGTATCGAATTCCAAAATGGAGTGAGTTAGTTGGTTTTTATGAATTTTTTGTAACTTTTTGAACTCTTTTGTGAATTCCCTAATAGTAAGTTTTAGTAACTCCGATGTGTTATTAGGGTAGTTGATTATGAATGTATATATTGACATTTTATTTCCTTTTTTGTTTTATTTTATGGATATACTATAACACACTTTTTTGTAAGTGTAAAGGATTATTTTCACTTTTTAGTACTTTTTTTTTATAAATAGATATGTAAAGATCTAGTAACGGAATCAACTATGAACTATAAAAATATTATAGCGTTAGCATTTGGATTAGCGCTTTTGTCGAACACTGCTTTAGCTCAGACTACAAGCAAGGTTGAAACAGACTCAAAGTCAAATTCAACTGTAAACACAGATGCGAATTCTCAGACTATTGTTATCTCACCTCCACCTTCGGCTATCTCACCGAGTGTTGGTTCATCATCATCAGATCTATGTACCGTCGGAGTTTCAGGAGCTGTTCAAACACAGATCCTTGGAATATCTACAGGGGAAATGGTAAGAGATGCTAATTGTGAAAGATTAAAAATAAGTAAAACACTATATGATATGGGAATGAAAGTGGCTGCAGTATCTGTACTATGCCAAGACCGTAGAGTATATAATGCAATGGAAATGGCAGGAACACCTTGTCCATATCTTGGTGAAATTGGCGATTTAGCTACCGATAAATGGAAAGCAAATCCAGATCGTATTCCACCTGTAGAAGTAATGGAGACAAAACAAGATGTTCAAAAAAGAAACGGGGCAGTTGCTGGCGCTACTATTGGTAGTGTTCTTCTCCTACTCCTCTTATTGTAACGCACAAGTAACTTGTTCAACGGATGGGACTACTAATCCGGTAGCTGGCTCAACCACTGCGACAACCTGTTTAGATCCTAATAGTAATACAGTTGTTGATATTTTAGATCAAGGTGACTTTGGCACAGGTAGTCATAACACTGGTAGTTCTCATAATCAGATGTATCAAATGACAGACAGAAGAACTGGTGCTGTTTTGTCAACAGACTATATTCTACACTTCTCACATACCGATGATACGTGGATAACTAATATGGCTATCAATCAGGCTCTTGTAGGAGCTGGGTTTGATATTGCAGGCTATACAGCAGAATGGCAGTGGAAAAATGAAAACACTAATACAGTAAACGGTGTCTGTACTGCACAAAAAGTAAATGGTGATTGTTTAGATGATTTAGTAATTACTATTGAAGCATCTGCAAGTGGTACTACCATTTATTCTGAACAATGGGATTATAGCCAAACAAAATCAAACGGGTATACTCTTGAAGAAATATTAAGTTTTTCACCATTAGCTTTAGTCCCTGGTTTAACTATTGATGAAATTGAAGTAAGCATTAGAGGTAAAGATAACGGTTTTTGGCAAGGTATGTATGGGCCAAAGGTAAAGAATTTTAGTGGCGGTTTAGTTCTTATGCCAGATTCTTGT